ATAGAAACGATTTTCTATGTATACACATACATATATGCACTTTTTACATATTTCGTTCCATAAAGGATGCGTTTCGGAAATAGAATACGTATTCAACAAACTTGGTCATACCGTGGATAACATGAAATTCGATTTTACGAATAGTGCCGACGATTATAACATTAGTCACGACAGGGCGCAATTGTGTTGGAATACTTTTAGCAATTATTTCGACAGTTACGACGGTATTATTACTTCGGATACTTGTCCTAATTCGAGAACATTTCTACAGAATAATTGGTCGAAACCATTGATCATATGGGTGTGTAATCGTTTCGATTATAACATGCCGCCGGAAAGCCGCGACCCTGAATTTTACTCGCTGTTGCGAGATATACCCAACAGAAAAAATGTGTCTATGTTTGGAAACACCGCGATCGAAAATCTGTGGGCGACCCAAATGAAAAACGTGAATTTCGGGGATTTCATCATCAAACCTGTCGGCAAAAACAAGATATCCGAAGGTGTTACCAAAGTCCACGTGCCGGACCAAACCAAGGTATTTTACGTTCCACCTTATCATAACGAAACCGTGTTTATGAAACTGACGGATAAACTCGATCAGCTTGGAATTAAGAATAAATGCGAGAGATTTCCTAATCACATAAGTGATCTGTTGGAGTATTCGGGTGTGATATGCATACCGTACGCATTTTCCACCATTGCGTTCTTCGAGCGATTACAGTTGGGTATTATTACATTCGTTCCGTCGGTGGATTTTATGGCGGAAATGGCCAAGTCGGCCAAAAATGCTTACGGAGAAGGATCGTTTTGGTTTCAGCCGCCGTTTTTTGCGGGTAATCCAGGGTTGAAAGATGTTTTATCTTTATCTGAATGGTATAATGGATGTTACGCGGAGGCGTTGGTTTACTTCGACACCTGGGAAGACTTGGTGCATAAGATCAACACGATAGATTATGTAGAAAAAACGAAGAAGGTTGTTAAAATTGCAAAGTTGCACGAGAGTTCGAGTATGGAGAGATGGGCGAAAGTAATTGACAATCTACTATAGATCGGGTGTTTCTGCCGATACATCTTGTTTTTGTGTATTTTTCAAAAGTTCCAGATCGTTTTTCATGGTGAAGATGGCGTCTTGAATATCGTTTAATTGTTTTGTAATTTGCGAAAAATATTCGGGGATTGCAGCGACAATTGGTTCTGTTGGGTGCGTTGTCGGTTCGATCGTAATATTCGATGGTTGCTGTTGATGTTGTTGCTGTGTCGCCAGATGTGCTGGTGATGGAGTAGTAACACTCGTTTTTGTCAAAAACTCGGAAGGAGCCGCAAATGTGTTCATTTCAAGTTCTCTCTCTCTCCTTTGTTTTTCCACAAGTTCCTGTATATTGGTTATGGCAGTATCTTCGAATTTTTCCTTAAAATCGATTGGTTCTGGCTCTTTTTTCTCCAACAGTGATTTGTACTCGCTTTCGTATTGATTAGCTCTTTGTGTCATCAGTTCTTCTCTCATTTGAGGCGGTTGATATTGCTGTTGGTATTGCTGTTGTGGTTGTTGCTGAGGTTGAGGTTGAGGTTGAGGTTGATATTGCTGTTGATATTGCTGCTGTGGTTGTTGGTATTGCTGTTGATATTGTGGTTGCTGTTGTTGTTGCTGAGGTTGATATTGCTGTTGGTATTGTGGTTGTTGTTGCTGCTGTTGTTGTTGTGGTTGTTGCATCGCTGCATATTGAGAAAGTACATTTTGCGTATATTTTAGCATATACGACAAGGTTTCCTTGTTTAGATTGTGTAACTGTTCATTACTCACAGTTGGGGTTTTTATTTCATCGTAAAACTTTGCGATGATTGATTTAAACCATTCCGATCTTTGTGCAGGCGGAAGTTTCGAGAACATTTCGTTCACAATTGGGTTATTATTGACGATTTTCCACAGGAGCTCTTGGTTTTCGGGATGAATGTAGGAAGCCATCTAATAAAAAATATAAAAATATTACGTTTATATTTTTTTGTTGGGATTATATTATTCGGACGGAATAAATTCATATTTGAACTTAGTATTCGGGAAAAACACCTCGTCGTTTTTACTTTCGTCGCCTTGATATTTATTGGTGTGAGACTTAATATATTTCATTGTATTAGTCAAAAAATGGTCAACAATATCTATATCACTTGGTAATTGTTTATCTATAACAATACGATAATCTCCAATGATGATATCTTTGCTGTTGGTGTTGTTGGGATATATTTTAACAGTAACCGTATTTTTTGAACCTTTACTTTTCCTGGTTTTTCTTTGTTCGGGAGCGGATACCGGGGTGGATACCGGGGTGGATGCAGGGGTGGATACGGGGGTGGATACAGGAGCGGATACGGGGGTGGATACCGGGGCGGATACGGCTCGATTATTTTGGGTTTGAATTGAAGCTGTGGTCGAACTCGGTGGATTATTTCCCAAATTAACTATTGAAGCTTGTGTCATTACTGACGGAACTGCTACTATATCCGTTTTTTCTGTAGGTGTCAATGTAGTAAATTTAGTTTCTATTTTTTGTTTAACAGTATTTGTATCTTCGATTATTGGTACTATTAGACCAGGGTCTACCGCAGAAGCAGAGGGCACTTCAGATGTAGTAGGAACAGCATGAACTGCATCAGAAGGTGCAGGTTGGGCAGATGTAGTAGGAACAGCATGAACTGCATCAGAAGGTGCAGGTTGGGCAGATGTAGTAGGAACAGCATGAACTGCATCAGAAGGTGCAGGTTGGGCAGATGTAGCATCATCAACAGCAGGTGCAACAGTGTTGGTATCTGTGGTTGGTTTTTCACTTTTCTTGGGTATTATGGTCTTTACTGTTTCGTCTATTTTAGATTTTACATTAGCTATTCCTTTTGAAGCGCTAGACGAAATACTCTTGACTTTTGCCAAAGACGCTTTTGCTGCAGTAGTAGCGGTCGTAAATCCCGTTCTTGCCTTATTGGCTGCATTTAATAATGTTTTTTTCCAATCACCGCCTCTTTTTTTCGTGGTCTTTTTTTTTGCGGTCTTTTTTTTGGTGGTCTTTTTTTTTATAGTGGTTCTTTTTACAGTATTACTTCCTTTCATATACATATACCCCTATTTTTTATGGGGGAATTTTATTGTACAGGTTTATCTCCTAGAGTTAGTTCACGTGGGTTCGTTGAAATACTTTTTCCGATACTTGAAAACATGATTATCCGGTATCCTGACTTTCGTGAAGTACTTGATTTTGCCCTCCGTACTCAGATGTTTCCCCCCAATGGTTTGATGTGTTATCATCGTAATGATGAAATACAAGGAATACATTCCACATTCGGTATTTCCCTTCTGATGTTCGAGCGGATGGTTCTCAACATATCCGAAAATAATCGACGGTGTCATTTGCTTCCCCTGTTCCACAATCCTGTCTCGCAACACGCGAATTTCGTCGGGAATAGTATCACCAGCACTGTCGAAATAGAAGATATTTTTATTCTCTAAATCGATATACATAGACACCCAATGAGAACCACTCTCGTCGTGTTTTCCTAAATTGAAAACCACCGCGATTTTTGTCTTGCCCATTTTCACATATTTCGCCAGAGAAAAATTGCAGAGTTCTTCCCACACGCAGCTTCCTTCCATAGACGCCGGTTTCTTGTCGAAATCGATAGGTGTAGGGCCAATGAACGCAAATTCCGGATACGTCTTCTCATATTGTTCAATCACGTCCTTGATATCATAATTGCTTAACCAAGCATCCGGATCGCTGTTCCACTCTTTCGGATGATCGGGAGAGAACAGATACTTGTCGAGTTTCTTGCGTTCGTCCTTGTCGTCAATCACGTCGAGCCAACAGTCTTCCTTATTACACGTTGTCATTCGATTTTTGAGTTCAATCCAGATCTTGTCGGGTTTCGTCGATTTAATACGATCGACGGGATGATGTTTATTGTAGGATTTTTTCAATTGGTAGAGAACATCGTCTGTAAAACAGCTTCCGTTCAACACCGTCTTGTTTTTTACTAAAGGACTACAATTCATCGGTTTTATTTTAGCCGTCTTATTTTTGCCGCCTTGGCGTTTTTTATTCCCGTGTTTTCTAACAGTTCCCATTATACTTATGGGTTATAATCTTTTTCTAAATATTTTTTTTCGCAAACATGTCCATCGAAAACGCGTCGACCTTGATTACCTTTTCCTTGCTCCAAAAAGAAGATCCTGGGAGAGAACCTACGGGAAGAGTATCGTCGTCATCAACAGTGTCGAATAGAATATCGTTGTCTTCCTTTTTTTCTAAATTCTTCATCTGAAAATACTTGATCAAGGTTCTCGTGTAGTTGTCGAAAGCCTCGTTGACATCGGTGGTGATTGGTTTTTCCGGATTATCCAACAGTGTTTCTGTCATGGTTTCAATTTGACCTCGGTATTTTTGAATAGACGCCAGATATTTTTGAATTTCCGCGTAGCGTTTCGGATTTGTTTTAGAAATGTATTTCTGGTACTGGGTTTTATTCATCAGGAGTTCGAGTGTCATTTGGTCAATATTTGCGCTTTGATAGGTATCATTTTCTTCAACAGTAATGGTTTCTTCCATGGTATACCTAAAGCCGCGAAAAAAATAATGCCGCCGACATAATATTTTAGTCAAAACCGAAATCAAATCCCAACACAAAATAATATATACCTGTTTTATATATTATGTCGTTTAATTCCCCCATGTTTAGTTCGATATCAAATCTTACAAACTCTAAAAATTTAGGTGGACCTTACCAAGGATATTCCCCTCAACAAACCATATCGAATTATAAAGACAGTGAGATGGTTATGACCCGTCGTGTTCTTCGTCAATCGTGGAACACCCCCTACGCCGTTGGCAATGTCAAGAACAAATCTCGCATCACAACACCTTTTCGTGCAGTAAACAATTTAGGCGATTATTTGGGTCGTCAAAATTATTCCTGTGGAGGTCCTAATCAAGTAAACGCCGACAAACCAGGCAGGAAAAGCCTCATCGGCTCTATGCCCGTGATGTGTGATGGTACCGGCATCCCTCCTTCTTCTTGCAACACCCGGTTCGTTTCCGACTGTTCGGACTACACCAAGTTTAAGAAACAGAATGCCATCAACTACAACTACAACGATTTGAAGAATGGCGGTGATCAAAGCCACGCTAGTTACGTAAGTAGAATGGCTGCTTGGCAATAAAATATACTGTTAGGTATATATGAACCAACCAACATACCGTATTCGAGACATCAATAATGGGGCGTTACGATTTGTCAATGCTATGCCTCAGAAAGACAGCACTAGTGACGGCACCAGCAGCTTTGAAATGGCTCGATCCGTTTATCTTGAGACCAACTCGGTAAAAACCGCACCGACGTATCAAAACAACCATAAAAAATGGATGGGCAATCGTGACGCATCGCAAGTAACCGCTAATCGCCGTAATAACAGTGTCGGAAAAGGAAGTATCAACACCAACACGAATAATCTCTTATCCTTTACCACACACAAAGACGTCAATGTCGTAAACGATGCACTGCGCAGATGCCGTGCGGGAGGAGCCGTCGCTCCGCCGAAAACAAACCATCGAACGAATGGATTGACGCCGTCTTTTCGCCCCGCCGTTCCTAAATACGAGAATTACGTAGGAACAAAGTACCCCGTTTTGTTTCACTAAATAACAAGACAAAACAACACAACACAACACAACACCGACTTTTGATTTGAACCAAGATTTTGTATTATTAGTTCAAATCAAACAAAAAATTCAAAAAGTAAGATGCTTGAAAAAATCTCCTAAATATTTCGGGTTCTCTCTTTCTATAAAAAACCGTTTCTCTAAATCCGAAATATCTTTACTTTCTAGTTTCTTCAACAGTTCCTTCTTCATCATATAATCCACGATTGTTGAGATGTTGCCGTCATTGTGATGATAGCTTTCGTTTCTACCATCGCATCCGGAATTTCCCCAATCCGTATTTTCGAAAACGAACCTGGTTGTTGTTGAAATCTTATGGCACGCTAAATATTTTATGTATTTTTGTAAATTCGGCAAAAGAAAGCCCAGTAAAAATTTTCTAAATAACATATGATACATATTCAACACGTTTATTCTTTATGCTGTTTTGGGCATAGATTTACAGAAATCCTCGTATTTATTCGTCCATGTCTTTTTGATTTTGTCGGAAATGTTTATGCGCAAATGTTTCTCGCACTGGGTAGGCGTCTCGAAATACAGATTGCCACTGTCTCTACCCAATTCGCCAGTCGCCAACTTCACCTTGAAGAAATAGTCCTCATCGCTAGTGCCTACACGGGAACCTAGAAAACGAGCACCAGTGATCGCGTCTCTAATCTTAGTACCGGGAACGTTCGATGTCGTATACAGATCGATCTTTATCTTTTTGTTATTTGAAGAAGTGCGAACTATAGTGTGAAAACCTGGATCCAGCTGTTTATACTCCTTTAACATCTTCTTGCGCTTCGCAACACTACTGCTATCGTCGCCGTGATGAGACGATATGTAGGTGGAACCGTTGGTTTTATTGGCGAAACTTTCGTCGTCGCTAGCATATCCCTCATCCTGTCTGTCGGACGTAGGGTGAAATGCGTCATCTTGATAATGCATATATATTGTGTGTGGGGTCTGGGGGATGCGGGGGGTACGGTAATATATTCATATAAGACGATCAATCTTTATGTTTGTTTCCTAAATAATATTTTGAGAACATAGTGTATAATGGCATCAAAAACACCGACCGAAAAACAGGAATTACGGAAAACAATCGTACAAAAATTCATGACAAACTACCGACCTGCCGATAAAATGGTCAATCCTCCTCCCGGCAGCGTAATCGTGCCTTCCAACTCGGAAAATGTTTTCGAATATGTAGACGAAGATCCCATTTTATATAATGACCGGAAATTTCATTATTTAGAAGACGATCCCCTCTCTAGAATAGAAACGGATGTGGATTTTTCTTCGAATGTGAAACTTTACCTGTATTTATACAGGATAGAAGAGAACTTTGAAGATCCGTTTTTACAGGTTTATTTTGTGAAAAAGGATAAAACGTATACGCTCCCCCATAAGGAAATATTACCCCCGGTACAGGCGGCTGACGAACAAGAAGAGACGCACCCGTTCTTCTACAATGCCTCCGTTTTTTACGAAGAACTCACCGGAGAAACCCATGCAGAAGCCGTGAAAAAATACAAGGGTTTCATTGAAACCCAAGACGAACTGGGAAACAAATGTGTCATTGCCGTTTTCGGTCCCGTCGATAACATAACACCCGACGAAACTGCGATATGGTCGATCGTCGACGAATTTTGGTTTAAAACCAGGATCTTAGATACGCCTGTAAAAGAATTCATCGTAAAAGCAATCAGCGACCATCCTTCTCTGCTCTGCATAAAAGACCACGACGGAAACCCAACAGTTGTTCCTTATCTTCTTTATTTATGCGATAAAGACAAGAACGCCTTTTATCTGGAGGGCGAGGCGAGAGACGAGGTTTCTTACGAAATATTTCATAAAGAAAAAGGTCATGAAATATTCAATTCGACGTATTTGTTCTCAACCGAACCATTTGAATTCAACAATATTTCCAACATCAAACGATTTGCTGTTGTTATAAAGGATCCTCTGTATCTTTTCAATTACGATTTCCCGGTTACCGAATATAAGGAAGTGGATATAAACCAAACCGTCTGTTTCTACGAAAATTCGCGCGAAATGTGGTCAGTGAAAGATGATAACTTGTTTTCCTTGCTTTAGCTCTACACAAACAGAAGCTTGTCGACGGTAGTCCTAACACAAAACAAACGGTGTGCGATAATGCCCACTATAAACGCCACCAGTAGAATAAACCAGAAACTGTATTTAGGAAAGAAGAGGTATTGAACGGCGCCCGCTAAGACCATGGTAGCCAAGACATCTACAATGGCTATGTTGAATATTCTGTAAGAGTGAACGCCTTCGCCGACTTTTCCGAATATATCCTTGTATTCGCAAAACATATACACTTACACTTACACCATATTTTTCTATACCTATTCAAACCCATTCCAACATATTATTTATTACTTGCATATTCTTATTTTCCCGGCGTTCAGTTCCGTATTTCTTTACAAAATTCTTAATCATTTGTATTTTATCATTATTTAGCGGTTTTATGAAAATATAATCCGCGCCATTTTGCAGAAATTTCGTTTTCTCGATATGATCGTCGTCGCCGGTTACGCCTATAATTAGCTGGTTATAGCACTGACTTCGTAGATATTTTGCAACACTTGGACCATCCATACATGGCATATGTTTGTCTAAAAATACGATATTCGTATTGTCCTTGAACGTTTCCCACTGTTTAATCATATCTTCCCCCCCTTCGGCGTCATATATATTTTTAAAAATCGGTGATTTTTTTAGTACGCCGCGCAGCATTTTGCGATTTAGTTTACTGTCATCTACCAATAAAACCACGAGTTTTATATTTTCAGAATGATTACTGTTATCCAAATTGATGTCATTATCTGCATCAGAAGTATTTTTACCAGAATTTTCTGAAATATAATTAGAATAATATGATTTCACTGTAAAGTATTCTTGCAACACATGGTCTTCACATAATTCCAGCGGTAGTGTTATACGAAATTCATTACCGTAGGGTTGTAAAAAATCATGGGAAATTGTTCCGCCATGTAGTTCTATAATACTTTTACAGATGTATAATCCTAATCCAGAACCACTGGTGGAATTAAACGTTTCGAACAAATGTTTCTTGATATGAGGCAATATATGATTGTTGTTATCGGTAATCGAAATTACAACCGTTTGTCGTTTCTTATGCTGACGCAATGATCGTGAGCTTTTGGATGATAATGGCGGTGGCGGATGAGGGATTAATGTATTTTCTTGTGCAGATGCAATCGATACATGAATGCTAATTATCGATTTACGAGATAACTCGCGATATTTTATGGCATTTTTCAACAGGTTTATAATACAATGTTTCAGATTATATCTATCTCCAAAAACCCAGTTATATACATCGGGTTGAATTTTGTGTTCAAGTAGTACGTTCGCGTCGATTAAATTATATTGAAGCAGAAATTTAACTTTTTCGAACAAATATACGATTGAAAACGGTTCAAACAAATTGAGTTCAATATGTCCATCATGAATAACTGCAAAATTAGTAAATATTCGTTCAATAAAAACTAGACTTTGTTTGATATCGTTAATAACAGCCGGGTCAACTTTTTTCATTTTTCCTAATATATCTATTCCCATAGAAATAGTCGAAAGTGGGGTACGTAGTTCATGGATGAACATTTTATGGTAAATTTTACTGTCAATTGTTGCGAGTGGTATAATATCGCTTACGGATTTTTCTTCTTCAGTAATGGTTTCTTCTTCAGTAATGGTTTCTTCTTCGGTATTGGTTTGTTTCGTAATGCCAATGTTTGGTGGTTTCATAAATTTAGATAAAATATTTTGCAATTTGTACCTCCCATTGTCCATTCTAGTAGTGTACTTTGTAATCTACTGTCTAAATTATAATTACAATTTATTCTTTCCATAATTACAATTTATTCTTTCCATAATTACAATTTATTCTTTCCATAATTTTGCGTAAAAACTCAAAATTATACTAGTACTTACGAACTAATCTTCTTGGTCGGGATCTCATTGTCCACTAAATAGATGGAATTCTCGGTCATGATAATGTACTCCTTGCCGACCTTGTAGATCTTGGATATGGGACTGGTATACTCTTCCTCACTCTTTACCAGCAATTTCTCCTCGTTATCCTTAACACCAATCAATACGGTCTTGTCGAGGGAAGATGACCAATAATCCAACATAATTGGCTTATCCTCAACAATCGCCAATTTAGAAGCGTGTTGAAGGGTGTTAATCTCGGGAAGTCTGTATCCCCCCGGTGTGGATGTCGCAGTGGTCGTTGTTGTAGTGGTTTGTTTGGTTGATGACATTGTTAGTTTTGTTGTATAAATAATATAGAATATAAAAACTTTAAGTCATATTTAATACAAATTAATTTATCTTGTCCCATACACGTAAAAAACGAAAATAACGAATATTGATATATAATATGTTATGTCGGGAAAACCAAATATAGAAATAGAAATAGACAAGAAACAATTTCAAAAGATGGCGTTTTTAACGAACGCTATCGAACAGGGATGGTCCGTAAAAAAAGTGAAGGACACGTATATTTTCAAAAAAAAACACGAAAACCGCCGTGAATATTTCAACGAGGATTATTTAGAAACTTTTTTAACCTCCAACTTATCGAAAGACGTGTTATCGATTACACCAACGACATAAAAATAGCACCACATAGTATATGACTGTAACAAAAACCAAGAAAGAAATTATCCATAAATATGTTCTCTTTATACGAGAATTTTTCGAACTGTTGAATAAAATCATCGTGTCGAATGATATGAATTACCAATCTCATTATCTGTATATCGGAATAAATTCTCTACATCGAGTATTTGAACACATCTTGACAAAAACGAAGAATTTGAGGAAAACCTATTTCTATCTACAGAAATCTCAGTATTATTATTTAGAATATATTGAACAGATTTACAAATCCAATGGTTCCCTAAATATCAACCATACGAATATAGTGTTGTTCATCTACAGTAAAACAATTCTCAACGCCGACGAGAAATACGAAGAGAACATCATGGATTTCATGGAAGACAGTCCTCTGCAATTCGAAGACGAGAAGGATCTTTTCTCTAAAATGATAAATATAATCAATGTACTTTTATACTGGGAGAATACGAGGCTCAGTTTCGAAAACAGAAACTATATTTGCGAAACATATTTACCCATCTTTTTATTGAACTATGAGAACCTGGACTTGACACATATCGAGATCATCCAAGAAAAGATTAAAATGGATGATGTTAAATATCTGGAACTGTTGAAAGAAGTGGGGGAAATGTTGACGTCGGTTTCTACAAAACCTCACAAAAAGAAAAATGCACTTACCCAAGAAGAAAAAACGGAACAGATATTGACTAAATTCTATATGAATGAAACGAATATTGTAGAAAAATTCGAAAAGGAAGAAATGTCAGATTTTGTAAAATGGGTCTATTCATGTGGCTAAATAATTGTCCGAATTTTAGCAGAATAAATATATTGGGATAGTATAGATGTCAAATTTCGATATAAACGATAGACCAAAACAAAATCTTACAGATAAAGTAAAATATGCTTTCGATAAAATTACAGTGAGCCAACTAAAAAATGGTACGAGTAATCCTGGTCTTAATAATTCTCTTTTGTCTGCAACCATCAATATTCCGACAAGTCAAAAATACGATTTTTTTTTCGAGAAAGGGTCATCTCAACACAAATACAAGGCGAATACAATATACTTCTACCCGCTTCTACACAATAATATAACTGACAAAACTGACGGTACTCATGGATCGGAGATAGATGGTGAAATTGTGATAGAATTATCGGGGGTCGAGGGTACAACCGGCGAAGCATACGCCTGTTTTTTCGCTAAATTCAACAATAATCATATTTTTTCGGATGTCGATGTTTTCAAACATCTAATTGATATGCCTGGATCGGGCGGAAATACTATAAACCTCGACACTTCTATACCATCACAGGATTTCTGTATTTATTATAGAGCCAACCCGCTAAATACGAGCGGCAATCCCGTTACTACGACATTGGTAGACGTTTTTGTGTTCTCTACACCTATATCGATAAATAGAGATACGCAGAGTTTATTTGTAAATAGTGAGACAACCTCATCGGGAACACGATTGTTTTCTGTAGATGCACCTACGAATTATGAGATTGTGGTCAGGAATATAGGAACCATAAACGACGATCAAATCTATATTGACTGTAATTTAACTGGCGAGAGCCAAGAGACGGTCGCGTCATATAATATTCCGGTTAATAGTGCGTTTTCTGACAGTATTGGCGAATCGAATTATATGAAGATGACTGTTAATTTTGGTATCTTTACGATTGCCCTATTTTTTACGTATTTTACGGTACCGGTTTTATACAAAATGACGGTTATCGACAGAATAAATGTTGTGTTTCAAGCAGATAGTCGTGAAAAAACAAAGAGAATGGTCGGAACCGACGTTTTGATTTTCATGGTTGTAATTGGCATCGCAATGTACTTATTCTTATACGGAATGGCTAAAGAGAATTATAAAATACAGACCGCGGCAATGGGGGTGACGGTTATATATATTTTGTCTTACTGTATTTTACAGATTAAGAAAAATGACGATAAATATAGAACTACACATACGAAAAATGGTGATTTATTGATAGAAAATTCTCGATTTGCGTTTAGTATTTCCGAAATAGCCACAATATTCCCCATATTAATCGATTGGTTTTGGAAAATACTAATTAATTCTATATACATTTTAGCGGTTCTCATTGTATTCTTAATAATCGATGTATTATTGTACTGGTACAGCGTCATCGATTTTATAACATTCGTTGAACTGATTACGTTCGGATCATTTGGTGTTACAATTGTGACCATTATTGGAATTGCAATATTTACGAAAATCCAGCGAACATTTGAGTATCAAAAAGTAACAAACAAAGCCTAAAAACATCTCGTCAAATATTTGTCAAGATGTTTTTATGTAGATTGGGCTAAAACATAGAAGCGTTTCCGATTTTGCTATATATAGGATTGAACTGGGTTTCGACAATCGGTTTATCCGTCGTATCCCCCATCCCCACCGGTGCCAACTTATTAACGATTTGGGCTTCCAGTAAATTGTCCGTATTAGAGAAAGAAGAACTCGGCTCGGTTTCTTCTACTTCGGGAAGAATTGGATTATGTGGGATTTGCCGTGTAATTTGCTGTGGTTCGTGCTGCAGTTGGGCTTCATGATTTCTTTTAGGAACAACCTTCTTCGCCTTGCTATTTTGATATCTCTGGTTTATCACATTGGGTACACTTTTTACATTAATCTCCATGTCTTTCGCTTCATAACTACGTCTCACTAGTTCGTAAACACAACATAAATATAATATGGCGACTATTGTGTTGCAATACAGAAAGAGTGTAACAGAGATGATAAAAAAACATATACTGCTAATCGGCGAAAGAATACCTTGTGCTAAAAAAGAAGGTGTTTGAATAGGAAGAATTAGATAAGATACCAATAAAAAGATTAACAGATAATCAAGTGTAGAGAATACAATTTTCAATTTCATAGTATATTATAGCCACATAAAAAATTGATTTTAGCCTAAATCATATTGTTGTTTCTATCTATCTATCTACGAAAATGAAAAAGAAAACCTCTGCTACCGTTGAACCGTCGATTTCGACACCGATGCCCACCACTCTGAAAGACGCATATTTAGGACAAAAAGGATATACCATTCTGAAAAAAAACTTCACCGATCAACAGATCGAAGAACTGAAAAATATTCTCACAGCCAAACCTCTACAAAACGGTCTTCCTTGTCCAGCCACCACTTTCTTCCCGATTTATCGCGAATCGCCAAACAAAATGTATGTGCCTAGATATTTCGGAGAAAAGACGTTTGGCTCTCCTTACGCCATAAAAATCCCCGAAGGCGCCGACATCCAGGTGGAATTTCAAGGGAAGATGCGGGATATCCAAGAAGCGGTGATCACGAAATTCATGAACCATGTTGAACACGGAGGCGGCGGAGGAGGACTTCTTGAACTCTACTGCGGTTTCGGGAAAACGATTTGCGCGCTTAATATCGTAAGCAGACTGTTGAAGAAAACCCTGATTATTGTTCACAAAGAATTTCTCATGAACCAGTGGATCGAGCGAATTCAACAGTTCCTACCTACCGCTCGTATTGGCAAAATACAAGGACAGGTCGTAGATATAGACGATAAAGATATTGTGATTGGTATGCTACAGTCGCTTTCTATGAAAGAGTATGCACCGTCGGTGTTTGACAGTTTCGGATTTACGATCATAGACGAAGTTCATCATATTTCTAGTCAAGTGTTCTCCAATGTCTTATTTAAATTGGTGACGAAATATACACTCGGATTATCTGCAACTATGAACCGCAAAGACGGAACGACGAAAGTATTCAAAATGTTTCTCGGCGACGTCATTCATAAGTGTGTAAGAGACAATGAAGACAATGTGGAAGTAAGAGCGTTTCATTATAAGACGGACAATGAGAACTTCAACAATATAGAATATGACTATCGAGGGAATGTTCTCTACAGTACTATGATATCCAAACTGTGTGGTTACAATAGCCGCAGCGAATACATACTCGGTATACTAGGTGATCTGTTGGAAGAGAACGAGGATCAACAGATTATGATATTGGCGCATAATAAGAGCATTTTGAAGTATATGCACGATGCAATAAAGCATCGAAATATTGCAACTGTTGGATACTACGTCGGTGGGATGAAAGAGACCGAATTGAAAATCAGCGAGACGAAAAAAGTGATTATTGCCACGTATAGTATGGCAGCGGAAGCGCTGGATATAAAAACCCTCACTACGTTGATTATGGCAACACCCAAAACCGATATAGAACAGGCGGTTGGTCGTATTCTGAGAGAAAAACACGGCAATCCGATTGTGGTGGATATAATAGATCAACACCAGCCTTTTAAGAACCAATGGAATAAACGACGAGCATTTTATAGGAAACAAAACTATAAAATAATCATGGATGGTGTCGACAAATGCCGTAAAGACGATGACGGCGACAATGAAACCGGTGAAAAAAATGTCGGAAAATGTTTAATTGATGTGGAAAACATGATTTAGTTCTTCTTCTTGGAACTTCTCTTGGAACTTCTCTTTCCTCCTTTTTTATAGGACCTCTTCTTGGAAGACTTGCGCCTTCTTCTCGTTCTAGCTCCTCCTTTGGAAATAGTAGGAGTGTTCAATAGCGTATGTGGCATGGTGGAACTGGCCGCTGATCCAAGCGCACCCGCATTTACATGGTTAGACATGGTTGAGGCAGACATGGTTGATGCAGCAGCAGGGTGGTTCAATGCTAGACCCATTGCACTACTAGCCGATGGCATAGAAGAGGGAGCAGTATTGTCGGCAGAAAATTCGCTAAATTCCAAAGGCATCAAATCGCCACCTTTGTATTTACGTGTCCTCTTTCTGCCGCCTGTCATTTTTGACGCGTATTTTGTAATATCAGAGAGAGAATGATCTTGTGCGCTATTCGGCAAAATTTCAGAGTAGGAGAATGAAGGAGAACCGTTTCCGAGACCTGACATTTTATACATTATAATGACAAATTATTCACAGTTGATGGCTCTAATATTTCACTAAATAGTCTATATGAATAATTTTTGTTGAACGATGATCGACTACTTTCATGGGCACCCACCGTTTATACTTGTAATTAAATACGCATTCCATAAGTAAAACTTTTTTCAAATCTACATACTTATCTTCCTCTGTCTTTTGAAAATCTTCTTCGTCTTCACTTTCCTCGATGTAATCCAAATTTTTATTTTCGCGTATATTGCGGAAAAGCCCGTTCAGAAAAACGCTGCTCTTATAGTTGGGAACATAGGCGATGCCGTAATAAACAGGTTTATGTTTTTTCCCGTAAGCGAATAAATGATAAATGTCAAACTGTATGTCCGCGGTAACTTGAAAAACGGTCGGATACTTATATTGCGTTTTACTGAAATCCATCACAAACGACGCCGAATTTACGGTATCGAAATCCGGTTTGACGACCGTTCTCGGTGTCGGTGTCTGGACACTGATTTTTTTATTTATATTAACATTCAAATAAGGCATAATGGTGTGTGTTGAACGATACTGAACATGGTGCACGGGATAATTGATATAACAGAATTTATCGTGTGGAATTTCTTCGGTAGCTTGATATATGAATGGAAGCATCACTATGACTTCATCCTTTTCTTGGTGCACTCGATTGGTCGCTTCCATCACCTTCTCCAAGAACGCCAACTTCTCCAACATTTTTGAATGTTTCAGAGAAACGTCCTTGAAGAAATAAATGTCTTCAACAATAAACCACGATTTTTCTTGAACTGTCAATAAAGTTCCGTAGAGAACGGTTCCTAAAGAAAGCCTCGGGTCAAATGTGGTTTTTATCTGTGAAATATTGTGTATTTTTTGTTCCTTGTTCAAATCCAACAGATAACACACATCTTGATTTTCGTGAAACGTGAACCACAGAAACGATTTTTTGCCTAAAGGAACGGCGAGACAAATATCGTAGGAAGAAACTTTCTTATGGGATATTGTTTCATAAGAAAGTTCAAAGGTTGGAAATCTTTTCAGAATATGCGAAAAATCGTCGTTACGATGCATTTAGTATATTAACACATCTTCTCTTTATATCTTTTCGCTTATTTTGTTTCTATATGTCGATTTGTTCTACAGATGTAAGAAATTGACTTTCCACGAATTTGGTCAACTCTTCGTTCATTTTTTCCTTTTCGGCGTCGTCTTTAAAAGGAGACAATTTTACCTGTTGAATTTCTTCGACAATCTTATTATACTTTTCGCTATTATTTGTGACTAAATGTTTTGTTTTTTTACCATATAAGTAATGAAACCCGTAAATTACAAGGACAGAAGCAAGGACATAGAGTAGAATTTGTAGGAAAAACATTATATTTTCAACACATAATATTTTACTTGTTCTTACGCTTTAACGTTTCTTGTGCATGGTTCTTCGTTTTTTACCTCCCTTGGATTTCATGGTTCTTCTTTTCTTGCCACCGGCAAAAGGGTTCCATGATCGTTTTCCGGTAATTTGTTCTTCCATGGTTGGTTGCTGTAAATACGGAATGGTGCCTCCGGGCATGGCAGATCGCTTTTTCATGCTAACGCGTTTACTGTTGGTCATATATATATTTCCTAGATATTCTTTTTCCAAGTTTTATTGCATTTTTTCTTATACTTTCTCATTTTCTTGGACCTTTTACCGCCTTTAGGCATAACAGTATTTGTCAATGGGGCGGTAGCCGCCTCTTCTTCGGCTGTAGTGGGAACACTGGACGCATTAACCGCAGCTTCCGTAGTGGCGGTTGTGTCACTAGGTACAACAACCGGTTCAGGAGACACGGTCTCAGGAGAAACGACCGCATCATTTGTGGTCATGGGTTCAGTAACCGAAGGAACAAATCCGGGAATACTGCTACAGTTTTTCCTAAATCCTAAAGTAGCCATCCACGATTTATCGCTATTGTCCGGGTAAACACATTTCGTGGCCTTTCCGTTTATGATTTGTTCGGCGTAATCACCCGCGTAATATTTCTTATTTTTCATGGACGTTTTACGACGACGACGAATGGTTTTCTTTGATCTTCTAGTTCTGCTTCTAGCCATCTATACATTATTCTGATATTTATTTTTGGAAAAGGATATAGAAAATAAACGCTAGTATTGCTTAGATATGTCGTCGTCGTCGAATGTTTCAATACTGATTGTTGAGAAAACCGGAAACATTAAAGAACAGGTCATTAAATTCACGAATGAAAACGAATTGTATAAAAAAGCGGGATTTAAGACAAATGCGGACTTTAAATCATACGCAGAATGGAATATCGATAACCTAAATGATAAGCAGTATTGTATACGGGTATATGGGAAAACCAAGGGACAGGCGAACCAGGAAAACAAATATGAATTTCCGCCACCTGTCGATACTGTTCTCTTTTTCGGATCCTGTGTAATTATGAATTTCTCAGACAATATTCCTAAAAATCTGGTTTCGTCTGAATGGGACGCAATTTACGAGCATTTATTCGGCGGATTTGAAGATATTGAAGAAGAAGACGCGTTTGATGAAGAAGACGATATTGACGACGACTTACCCAAGACGAAATTCGGATATGCTAAAGACGGGTTTGTGGTGGATGACGATGAAACGGAGGAAGAAGAAGACGAAGTAGAAGAGGAAACGGAGGAAGAAGAAGAGATCGAAGACGATACTTATGTCTCTAAAAAGAAACCGAAAAAGGCGAAATCCGCGCCGCCTAAACGAAAAAACTCGCTTTCCAAACCCGGCAAAAAACAACCGGAACAACGCGTAGCAAATGATCTTACAGTATTGGATTGTACAAACGAATTAAGCGAAGAGGAATATTTTTAAGGAGATCGTTGGAAGTAAAAAATTGAAATGAAATGTATATAAACGTATTCAAAGTTATATACATTATGTACAACGTAGAAAATCCCGACGTGTTTCGACAAAACGTTTGCGAAAAGATCAAAACGTCATTCGACATAAACGAAGAAAAAATCTATACAAATCTAGAAAAGGCCATTTTCAATTATGCGATCAAGGAAGCCACCAACAAGAAAATACTGAAAAAGTGGGAGAACCCGTTTTTCGTGCAATTGTACATTGACAGAATGAGAACAATCTTCCTAAATTTGAAAAAAGAGGAACTGTTGAACCAATTGTCCAGGGGTGAAATCACTCCACAGGCTCTGGTTTTCATGACACATCAAGAAATGGATCCAGAACACTGGAAAACCATGATCGACAAAAAAATAAAAAGAGACGCAAATAAATTCAACAATAATATGCAGGCATCAACAGATACATTTACCTGTAGAAAATGCAAATCAAAAAAATGTACTTATTATGAATTACAAACAAGAAGTGCTGATGAACCTGCTACTATTTTTATCACCTGTTTAAATTGCAGTCACAATTTCAAATCATAATTGTTCTAAATCCTTGAATTTCCAGTATTCACATCCGCCACTAGGCAATGGTCTTTTCACAATAAACGGTATTTTTTTTTCCTCGTACTCCTTCAATGCAATCAAATATCCGTCGATTATGGTTGCATCTACCTGAACCAACGGTTTGGCTCCACAGTTTATCTGTTTGGCTCTTTCTCCTATAATTCTGGCTTTTTCATACCGAGTAATAAACGGCACCGTCTTATGCAAAGGATCGATGATCATACCATCCTCGTTACGAACAACCGTCGATAACACTTCCACTTCGGAAGCGTTGTGTGTTTGCAATTCAGGGTAGTAATCGGCAATAATATTTTTCTGTGTGTTCTCATCGAACTTCTGTAAATAGTTATCGTCATCTTCTTCTTCGGTTTCGTCGTCTTCATCTTCGTCGTCGCTCAACGCTCCGCCGATATTCATGAAAGACGGTTTTACGTGTTCGGGTTCCTTTTCATCTTCGTCAACGTCGCTTTCAAAGTCAAAGTTCTCGTCTTCACTGTTATAATCACTGTCGTTTTCCTCCTGTTCATCCTCACTGTTTATTATTTCTTCGTTTTCTTCAACAGGATATTGACGATCCATTATAGTATGTTATATAGAAGTTGTATATAAATATTTCTAAATTCCTTTCTTCAATTTTTCAATATTATGTTTTGTCTACTGTTTTCCAACTTGTATCGCAATCAGCACAAATATACAAATATTTTAGATTGTCATCATCATATCGCATATATATAATTTCCGCGGGTTTCCCCTCGGTATTGCTAACACAATCGCTGTTGGGGCACTGGATATTGTAAATACGAGGCAGCGTAGGATCGAGTTTCGTGTATTTATTTATGATGTAGTTTATTTCCTGTTCCCCCCTTTTAAATTGAGTGTTGAGAACACAAACGCCTTCTTGGCTCAATGTTTCGTCCTTATATTTGCAATTTCTACAGTAATAAATGATCTTGTTGGGATCCAAAACGTTAATTCCAATGTAATACATGTTTTCACACTTGACGCAAAACTTCATTCCGTATGTATATTATCTGTATATTATCTACAATTATTTTTTTACGTAAATATCAATTTTCTATGAAATCAGAGAAAATTGATCTATCCTGAAAGGAGATAAAAGTATCGTTATAGTATAACATAATATAAAATGACACAGGAACACACAATTCAGTATAAAGATCTACAGCATTTTCTCATAAAACATCTCGTACAAAAGGGTGACAATAAGACAATTACGAATACTAGAATTGGAGACAAAGCTTCAAATATTTACGGAGGTTCTTACCATATACCAGATGAAGAACAGAGCGTTTTCATGCAACTCTATTACCGTGACGTCGTTTCTGTAAAAAACAAGGAATATTTAACAGAAAAACAACGAGACAAAGATGGTCCGATTTTGTCGGACATTGACCTGCGCCATACGTACGAAACCGATGAACGACAATATACGAAGGAACATGTAGAAGATCTGATAGACATATATTTAGACGAAATCAAGAATATCTTTCAGTTAGACGAAAATACGAAATTCCCGGTTTTTGTGTTTCAAAAACCCACGGTAAATCGGATCAAAGAAAAGAATTTGACAAAAGACGGGGTCCATCTAATCATCGGTCTCCAGGCGGACCACACCATTCAGCTCATCCTCCGTAATAAAGTCATGAAAAAAGTGCAAGAAGCTTGGTCCGATCTTCCAATTACAAACCCGTGGGAAGATGTTTTCGACAAGGGCATATCCGCCGGAACCACGAATTGGCAACTGTACGGTTCTAGGAAACCCAACAACGACAAATATCAGTTAACCCACGTTTACAATATTGAATTCGATCCGGCGGACAGCGAGTTCATGCGAAAAGAAATATCCATTTCCGCGTTCGATATCAGTAAGAATATCAATCTGTTATCGGTTCGTCACAAGGGTCATTTATCGCTTTTTATGAAAAACAGTTTCCTGAATGAATACGAGGATTTTAACAGAAGAAATGGTGGGGGCGGTGTTGGCAACAGCGATAATTCGGGGACGGTGTCGTCGATGAACCGACCACAATATAATTTCGATTTCACAGGGTCATACGATGTCATTAAGAAAATCAAAAACCAGGATGAATTGGACGCCCTGTTGGGACACTTTTTGGACACTTTAACACTGTTGGAATATGAACTCCGCGATGCGTACGAATACGCGATGATCTTGCCGCCTTCGTATTACGAACAGGGATCTTATACGAAATGGACCCGGCTTTGTTGGGCTCTTCGCAATACCAGCAATAAACTGTTGATTGTCTTTATCAAAGTCTCGTCAAAATCGTCGACGTTCAGTTACGCAACACATATTCCGGAAATATGCGAGAGATGGATGAACACGGATTTGATGTCGAGTAATGGATTGACAAAACGATCTCTCATCAACTGGGCCAAGTCCGACGCCAAACGAGAAGACTACGAAAAAGTGAAAACGGGTTCCATCGATGTTTTCGTCGAGGAAACCATAAAGCAGGGTGCATGTAAATCCAGTAATGAACGTTCTTCTGGTTGCGGAGACTTCGAATTAGCCAATGTTCTGTATCAACATAACAAGGATTTATACGTATGTGCAAGTGTTAAATCGAATATATGGTACGAATTTAAAAAGCATCGTTGGCAAGAGGTTGACTCGGGAACCACTCTCCGCAAGAAAATTTCGACAGATATGCGTGACTTGTACCAGTCGAAATCGGTTGAAACCATGCAGAAAATTGTCGCCGAACGCACAGCACACGCAGATGAAGACGGTGACGGCGGCGGTGGCGTAGACGTCGAAAAAAAGCAACAGGATTTCTTGGGAAACCGAGCCAAATCGATTTCGAATATCATGCAGCGCCTATCGAAAACGAACGACAAGAAGAACATCATGACGGAGGCGAAAGAACTCTTTTACGACGGAAGTTTCCTCCAAAAAATGGACACGAACCCTTATCTCATTTGCTTTAAAAACGGTGTCTACGATTTTAAGGAAAACAATTTCAGAAACGGTCATCCGGAAGACAATTTGTCCATGTGCACGAACATTGATTACATCAAGATTACAGAAACTCATCAACCTATAGTAGATGAAATTCACGACTTTATGAATAAACTCTTCCCCAGAAGAGAACTATGTGAATATATGTGGGACCATTTAGCGTCTTGTATGATCGGCACGTCGATTAACCAGACATTCAACATTTATATCGGTATCGGTCAAAACGGTAAATCCGTTCTGATAAATCTCATGGAAAAGGTTTTAGGTGACTATAAGGGCGACGTCCCCCTTTCGCTGGTTACCGATAAACGCGGCAAAGTCGGTGGACTGGCACCGGAAATCGTTCAATTAAAAGGCAAAAGAATGGCTGTTATGCAAGAGCCGTCCAAGGGCGACAAAATCAATGAAGGTGTTATGAAACAGCTGACCAGTGGAAAGGATCCCATTCAAGGCCGAGCACCATATATGTTACAGACGATTTCTTTCATTCCACAGTTTAATCTAGTGGTTACTGCGAACGTTTTTATGAAAATCGAGAGTAATGATCACGGTACTTGGCGTCGTATTCGCCCCGTTCCGTTCGAATCGCTGTTCACCGAAACCCCGGTTCACGATGACCCGGAAAAACCGTTTCAGTACCCGATCGACAAGAATATAGACGAGAAGTTCGACGGATGGAAGGAAGTGTTTGCCTCCATGTTGATTGACCGCGTCATTAAAACCAAGGGCGTGGTAAAAGACTGTGCGATCGTGATGGCGAAATGCGCTGAATACCGTAAAAGCCAGGATTTCATTTCCGAGTTTATTCAAGACATTCTTATCAAAGACAAGATGGGTACTGTAAAGAAGACCGAACTCAACAACGAATTTGCACTTTGGTATGCCAACAATTATGGCGGCAAAGGCCCTTCCCCCAAGGATCTACACGAACAAATGAACAAGGAGTTCGGAAGACAAAAGAGCAGTATCTGGTACGGCGTCCGAATTCAATACAACAAGAAGTCCGCGTCCCAAGACGAAGAAGATACGACTGTCGATGCGGACGATATTGACGACGGAGACCTGTAAGCGCCACCGCGCGCGGCTGGGTTCTCTATACAGAGAGTTTCTCTGGTGACTTATACGGCACGGCGAATACAACACAATACATATAAACAATATTGTCCCACACAATATATTCAACACTATAAATATAAAACGGGTAAAGTACAAACAATCCGAAAACTAGGAACTTGACTTGTATGTTCCACGACAATCGGGCAAAGAGGATGTAAGAAAAAATGAGAAAACAGAGAAAATACAGATAAAACAGGTAGAAATTTAGCCACTGTAGAAAGTCGAGATAAGGTGTGGTAAATTCGGTTTTTCTATCGTATGTATTCAGCTTTTCCAACAGATCGTTATGATATTGCTGTAGAATAACGTTTTCTTTTTGAATAAGACTAAACAATTTTTCTTTTTCAGGTACATTGTTTTGTGTTGAAGGGTAGTTTTTTATAAATTGTTTTCGTCTATTTTGTACTTCTTTCGATGTAAGAGTGCCGGATTTTAATGCGTCATTATATAAATTTAGGTCATCTCTGATGGTTTTTATAGCATCATTCGCCTTCGACGCAATTTTCGATATATCCGTGTTGATGTCCTTGACCATTTTCAACCCAACATTATAATTCGTTTCTTCTTCATTTTCGTATATTTTTGCTAATTTATTGCTAGAAATCACTGACGGTAATATTGTGTCATACTGTTGAATTTCTTTTTTAAGATTATTTATGACGCTGCTACTCATATACTATGAAACGTTATTTTTTTTATTGATGAACCGATATACTCGACGACAGACCCCCCTAAAAGAGGTCTGTCGTCTCGTGACCGAATACGCCTTTGACACGCGCAATGATGTAATATATTATGCTTCGTATTCCCTGACCACCGCTCATAATCTCACCTAAAAGCCTGGGAAAGAAGAAAAAGAAAATAATATAAAAGATTTTCAAAGAACGGTTCATGTTAGGGGTGTACATGATGACCAGTACTGAGAACAGTACAAATAATATGTAATATATGAAAAACAGAACGGTGTATACTACAACCCAGGTATTGATCGTCTTGTTCAAATAACCCGATTTACTTTCGCGTGTATTAAGTGTGTCGTTCATTTCTTTTATTACCTTGTAAAGACCCGAATTCTGTGCACTTATATTTTTATATATGTCTCTCAACAGTTCATTTCTTTGGTTTGCATTATTAATAATCTTTCCCGATATCTTATCGATCTCTGTTTTCGCTAAATTCGAATAGGTTTGTTCATTTAAAATGGATTGTTCGAAAACGTTTAGTGTATTATCATCTTCTTGAAGAGATGCTAATGCGGCATTTCTTTTATCGAGAGTGTTCAAAATAGTTCCGTTTAAACTATTAATTCGGTCATTGTACATGTTTCCGGTTTCCACTAAATTCGCAGCATTGACTTGGTTAACTACATAAATATTTTGGTCATTATATAATTGAGAATTCAATTTGTTTATTGTTTCGTTATCGTCAGTGTTTCCGTTATTAAATAAAAAATCCATATTATTATAATGAGGGCACAAAATAATTTGCACCTGTATCTAGTCGGGAGTTTTGTGTTGTTTTCATTTCGGTATGATTTTTGACAAGTAAAAACCGGTTATCTTGTCAAAAATCGTTTTTCAGTTGGTCTAATTATAAACAGTGTATTCTAAGAATTCATTGGGTGCATTCACTCCCATTTTCGTATTTCCCTTTTGTATCACGTTTTTCAAATCAACATTCAAATATGCCAAATCGAGATTGGTAAAATTTTCTCCGACTGCCGTACCACCCTCAGACATAAGAGCCCTGTTCCAATTAACTGTAGGAACACCGGCGGAAGTAGTTGAAGGCTTTGAAGTATCTGAGCCAATCACAACACATGATGCTGAATTGGAATCCCACACGGTACCGGTACTGCAACAGTCGGAATCTACACACAATCCGAAATTCGGCAAACTAAATAAAGAATTGCGACTTAGATCGACTTGGGGTATATTACCGTATACCATATTATTTTTCAAATCGGGAGGAGCCAAATTAAGCTCATCGAAGTATATTTTATCGCGAACCATAATCGTCATGTAATTGTAATACGTGAGTAGAAGCGCAACACCAACTATTACAACAATTATAAAATTCACCACAAAATCGGGGATCGGCAAAAACCCTTTTGATGCATTGAGAATATAAATACTTACTAAAGTAAGTACGAAGGTGAGAACTATCTTTGTATAATGCGAATATCTTTCACGATAATTGTCGTTTAAAAACGATCCTCGTTGTTTTCCTTCTAAAGCATTATCTATGTTTTGTTGTTTTGAGGTCAATCGATTATATTCGGTGTCCAATATATTCATGACATTATTTTGGCGTTCTACAATTTGGGCACTTGACTTATTTGCATCTTGAAACGCTTTGTTGTAATTATCTAAAGATCCTTCGATCTGGGTTATTTGATTATATAATTCCCCGCGTTCGTTTATGTCTGTTGTTTTTTTTAGTTTATCTTTTATATCATTCAACAGTGATTGTTGAATACTAAAAACTCCTGATAAATCGGTATATGTTGTGGTCATTAAGATTCTAATATATTATATGAAAATATAATTTTTTGTTATATCTTTGTAGAATTTATATTGACGCGGATTTTATGAACGGGGCGGTTGTCTAGAAAATAGATATGGATTTTTAACGGGCTAATGTCACCGCTGTAATTAATAAAAACGCTGCAGTCATACTTCCTAATATATAAACTGTATTTTCTCTATACATCATGGTCGACGTATCTTCAATCACTGCATCCCTCAACGATTCTTCGCTTTTAAGTCTTTTAACGCCCATATCCATGTCACCCCTCAGTGTTATTAAATTTCCATTTTCGTCATAAAAATCACCCATCAACATATTATCAGCGTAATCATATCTAGGATTACCTTTTAAAACATTTGTTTTATTGTTTATAACGTTCACTTTATTTATTATATCTCCATAGTTATGGTCTATGTTATCGAGAACAACCGAGTATTCTTGAGCGGTTTGTTTCATTGGCAACATTTTATTATTTATGGTATCGTCTACTAATCCAGTTTCGGTAACCTGGTAATGTTCAGGTAGTAATGATTGTTTATAAGTTTGCATACTTTCATAACCAACGGTTCCGCGTGGTAGGTCAAGTATGTTATCCGGATCTATAGTTTCCTGATCTATAGTTTCCTGAGCCATGGTTTGCTGAGCCATGGTTTTCTGAGCCATGGTTTGCTGAGCCATGGTTTGCTGAGCCATGGTTTGCTGAGCCATGGTTTTCTGAGCCATGGTTTGCTGAGCCATGGTTTTCTGAGCCATGGTTTGCTGAGCCATGGTTTGCTTAGGCGTGGTTTGCTGAGCCATGGTTTGCTTAGGCGTGGTTTGCTGAGCCATGGTTTGCTTAGCCGTGGTTTGCTTAGCTGTAGTGAACCCTTCTCTAATATTGGACGTAAACGTTTCTAATTGAGTAGTAGAATTATTAAT